AGCTCGGCACGGGGACGTTCCCCGTACATGGTGCAAAACACGATAGACCTTGCAGCCGCAATCGTCTTGAAAGGCTCAGACTTTGCTGCAAACGATACAATGGAAGTTCTTAACGTCCCTGCCGGGAATGTTATCCTTTCCGCTGGTATCGAAATCATTGCACAAGCAGACGGGACACTGACTCTAGACATGGGATTCACAGGCGCTTCTCCAGCGGCTGTCGATCTCTATGTTGATGGGCTTGATTGTGTCGGAGGTGCCGTGGGCACTTACGGCGTAACTCCCGGCACTGAGGCTGCTCAAGTGCAGGTAATCTCTGCAGCGGACACTATCGATGTTAAATTTGCAACAGAGACAGATGTCACCAAGGGCACACTCCGTTTTTGGGCTATCCTGATGGATATCTCAGACATGGGCTCGCACGACATGATAGCTGCAACAGCTGATCGTGACTACCTAGCTTAAATACTCTGGGGCTGGCCTAACCGCTGGCCCCATTGCCATTTCTGAAAGTCTGACATGCCCAGCACATATATTTCACTCTGCAATCAGGTTTTAAGACGCCTTAACGAAGTTGAAATCGTTGAGGCTGAATTTGGCTCGGTTAGAGGCGTTCAGGCGCTAGTCAAAGATGCTATAATTACAGCACAAGCCAAAATTAATCAGGCAGAATTTGAATGGCCTTTTAATGCCTCTGAGGAAACGGACACTTTGAGTGTTGGAGTTGAAGAGTACGTCTGGCCCACATTTTATAAATCTACAGACTGGAACAGTTTCCAAATCCAAAAGTCAGATAGTCTAGGTGTAAATTTTACAACCCTTAGATATATGGATCGGGATGAGTACTATAAAAACCATCGTGATCTCGACCAGAATGCGGGCAGTGATGGCCGGGGCGTACCTACGCATGTCTTCCCTTCCCACGGCAACGGATACGGAATCACACCTTCCCCCAACAAAGCCTACATTATTAAATTCCGCTATTACCTGAATTATGCAGCCCTTAGTGCAGCCACAGATGAAACCCGCATCCCAGATAGTTTTGATAGCGTCTTGGTCGATGGCGCACTTTATCAGATGTACATGTTTAAAGATAACGTCGAGATGGTCCAAGCGGTCTTTGTTGCGTTTGAAAAAGGGCTGAAAGATTTACAAACTCTTTACATTAATAACTACGGATATGTCCGAGACACCCGGGTGAAATTCTGATGCCTGATGATATTCAGTCCTACAAATTGATTTGCTCTGGGGGATTAAATTCCAATGAAAATCACTTAGATTTATCCGACAATAAGCCCGGTGCTGCTACTCGTTTGATTAACTATGAGCCGTCATTATTTGGCGGCTATCGTCGTATAGAAGGATTTTCAAAATACGACAGTGCCTACGGCGAAGTAACAGTCGCTGGCTCAACGACTGCCGCTGGCCCAGTTCTTGGCATTGCTATATTTAAAAATGATGTCACCGTCGCTAATACGGTCATAGCAATTCGTAAGAACTCAAGTGATACAAACTACAGTTTCTATTATTACACGGCAAATATTGGCTGGAGAAAATTTACATTAGACCACTCTGTCACTCGACCGATGGCTTTAAATGGTCTGACAGTCACTAAGATCAGACATTCGCAGTTTAACTTTGGTTCGGGCAATCACATCTGCTTCGTGGATGGCGTTAACCCAGCAATCATCTTTAACGGAACAAAGTGGAAAGAAGTAAAATCATCACATTCAGGCGGGTATGATGCCAGCAACAATACAGCGGGTGGAAACCAAGCTCTTAACGCCCCTGCTGTTGTAGATGTCTTTGAAAACCATTTGTTCTTTTCAGGCCATGAAGCCGCTAGGGGTGTAATTGCCCACAGTAAACCCAAAGATGCTTACACTTGGACAAGTGCTGCAGGGGCTGGACAAATAGCTGCGGGATTTGATGTCGTTCAGATCAAACCATTCAGAGATAACCTTTTCACTTTCGGCACAAATAACATTAAGAAAATTACAGTTTCTGGCACTGATTTTGTTTTGGATAATGTGACATCAAACGTAGGCTGCGTAGCCCGTGACAGCGTCCAAGAGATTGCCGGTGATCTTATATTTTTAGCACCGGATGGGCTTCGGCCCGTTGCAGGGACATCAAGGATTGGAGACATTGAACTTGAGACTGTTAGTAAGCCTATTCAATCAACTTTGCTTGATATTATCCAAAACGAAGACCTCACAACCTTTGATGGGGTTGCTGTTAGATCAAAATCTCAGGTCAGGTATTTTTTCACAAGTTTAGACGGAGATGGTGCAGTTGTTCCGCAAGTTGAAAGCCGAGGTGTTATCGGAGGTTTAACAGATACCTCTGGCGGAATAGCTTGGGAGTTTGGTGAAACTGAAGGCATTAGAACCTCCTGCACAACCAGTGATTATGTTGGCACCACAGAGATTATTTTGCACGGCGACCACGATGGCATCGTTTATCGCCAGGAATTTGGAAACAGCTTTAACGGCGCAGATATAATTGCCGTTTATGCAACTCCATATCTTGATTTTGGTGAAACTGAACAACGCAAGATTATGCGCAAAGCCAATGCATTCATTCGTGCGGAAGGGCCGTTTGATATGTTTCTGGCTCTTGAATTTGACTGGGGCGATCAGACCATAGCTGTACCAAATACATATTCTCAAACCTCGGCTGGTGCGCCCACGACCTATCGAGGTCGAGGCGTCACATACAATGGAACAAACATCGCCTACGGGGGTCCGGGTAAGCCTGTGATGCCGTACTCAATTCAAGGCTCCGGTTTTGCCACAAGGGCAACCTTCGTGACCATTGGACAGACAGAACCACACAGCATTCAAGGCTTGGTTTTTGAATTTACATCCGCAGGGAGAAGATAGGAAATGGCAGGATATACAAGGCAATCTGCGGCGAGTATTGTTAACGGCAGTGCTATTACAGCACCACCACTCAATGCAGAATTTACACAACTTGTTAGTGGCTTTGCGGCCTCCACGGGCCACAAGCATGATGGAACGACTGCAGAAGGCGGATATGTTCCACTAATTGCTGACAGCGATGCTAAAAACAAAATAGTGGCGGATCAGACTAACAATCGTTTTGGAGTGTTTGTAGAGGTCAGCACCAACCCCGTTGAGCAAGTGCGGATCTCTGATGGATTGGTTGTTCCAGTAACAACTAACGACATCGATCTTGGCGGTTCTAACTTAGAATTTAAAGACCTTTATATTGACGGCACGGCTCATATCGATACGCTGGATGTAGATATCAACGCAGCCGTCGCTGGCACATTTACGGTAACCGGCGTCACCGCTTTAAACGGCGGATTGACGATGGACAGCAACAAATTCACCGTTGCAAATACTTCTGGAAACGTAGCTACTGCAGGTACAATGACCGTCACTGGAGCTACGGCTTTAAACGGCGGCCTAGCGATGGATACTAATAAATTCACCGTGGCCGATACTTCAGGAAACGTAGCCACAGCGGGTACGCTTGCAGTCACTGGAACCAGCGCCTTCACTGGAGCAGTCACGGCTGATGGCGGCATTTCTATAGATAACATTACCATCGATGGCACAGAGATCGATCTGTCGAGCGGTGATCTGACATTAGATGTGGCTGGTGACATAATTCTAAACGCTGACGGCGGTGATATCAGCCTTCAGGACGGCTCCGCTACGTTTGGATCGTTAACCAATAGCGCCGGTAATCTGGTTCTAAAATCAGGTACAACACTAGCTGCCACTTTTAGTGGCGCAAACATAGATCTGGCAGGAACTCTGGACGCAACTGGTGCGGCGACACTGGATAGCACTCTCGCAGTAGCTGGCGTTTTAAGCCCTGCCTCGCATGTGGACATGCCAGACAGTGCTATTATTAAAGTCGGAACTGGTGATGATCTAGAAATAAAGCATGACGGCACAAACTCATTTATTGCGAATAAAACTGGCATTCTAAAAATTGCTACAGAAACATCTGGCATTGCAGTAACCATTGGGCATACAACCTCAGAAGTTACAGTAGCAGATAACCTCACAATCACTGGAAATCTAACAGTCGGAGGCACTCAGACAGTCGTTGA